TTCTCCTATATTAGGTAGAAAAGGTCAAACAAAAGATAGAAGAGACATATATGAGACAACAGACTCTGTTGAACAACAGGTTACAAAATCATTGAAGCATATATTTGATGCGTTTATGCCTGGTTCACTTAATCAAATAAAAAGAATAGTTTACGCAGAGAATGAGGCAGGAGTAACTGTCTTCGATAAAGAACCAGAGCCGGACAAACATGGTAGAGTTTTTAAACTTGGTGATGAGTTAGGTGGAATATTTGGATTTAGAGTTCAAACTATTGATCCTGCGGATAGTGCAAAATATAAAGTAACTGAGTTCAATAAAAATATGAGAGAAATTGAAGGAGCATTTATAGGAGATGCTATTACAAAAGCAGGGAGTCTTGGATATGGTGTACCTACAGTGGAAGATTTAATTGAATCGTACATATATGCAGAGAAAAGAAGATTTAAATATTTTAAAGATATGAATAGATTTTATAACTCGTCAAAAGAGTTGGATGTTAATAGATTAGGAGTTAATAAAGCATTTAACCGCATTCAAAACAAGGGTGTGAGAAATAGTGTAATGAGAGGAGTATACGATCCTATTGATTTAGGAAAAGGACAAAGAGATATATTTCTTAATAAAGCTAGAGAAATGAAAAATCCCATTACAAGGAAAAAATTTAATCAAGTATATAATAAAGCCATAAATATAATTAGAACATTAGGGTATAAAAATTTAAATAAATCTTTAATAGATGGTCAGTTAGACTTCGGTCAATTTGAAAGTTTAGTAAATACAATGCAACAGGCAAAAAAACCTGTAGAACCACAACCAGTCACGCCCGACACTGGTCCAGGATCCGTGATCGTTGGACAAGGGCCGACGGTTCAAGGACAAGGCTCGACAAACGCTAATGTAGATGCTAGATTTAGGCAAGGAACAATAACAGACCCAACTAATAGGGCAATTGCAGGATTAGATTAAAATGGCACCACCACGTAGAAGAAGAGCTAATATTAGTAGACCCTCTAGACCATCCGCCCCTCCAGGCAGGACACCGACTAGTGGAGCTGCTCAAACAAGAGCTAATATTAGTAGAGCTAGAACAAGTAAAGCAGATATTGCTAGAGATTTGAACGCTGCTAGAGGTCGTAAAGAATTCTTTTCCAACAGACCAGATGTTTCTGATGAAAGAGCAGCTAGAAGAATGAAGCAAGCTGATGAACTTCAGCGCTTCAAAAACCTATACACAAAGCCTGTTTATACAGATACAGGAAGTCGTGTTACAGGTGTTACTCAAATGAAGCTAGATGCTCCTAGAACGTTAGAGCAAGAAAGACAAAGATTAGTTCAACAATATGGTCCTACAACAAGAGAGGTTATGGGAGATATTGGTTTTGGATTAGGTAGTCTTGCACGAGGTGTTGGTCAAGCCGCACAACAATACTTAGGTTCTGGTGGATTATTTGGTTTAGCTGTCAATGCATTTAGAGGTTTATCAGATACTGTTGATCAAAAAAGACAACAGCTTGGTGAAAAGATAAGTGCTTTAACAGATGTTCAAAAAGAAAAAATTGCAAATCCTTCAAAGCATAAATTAAGTATATTAAAAGATCCTGAACTACAGGATATTGCTCTTACTGAAAAAGAACAGATGACTGCTAAACAACAAGCAGATTTAATTAAACAAAATTTAGATAGAGTTTCAACACCTGTTGCTTCTTCAGTTACGGATGATTCTTTTAGAAGAACTCCTGCCACAGGTATCACAAGTGCTCCAAGAGTATTTGATAATAGATTTGTAAGAATGCCTGGATCAGGCTATCAAGCAGGTGCAGGAATGGGAATACCTTCTGCAATACCTGCAGGATTTGAAATCGTTTCTGACTATCAAAGTCCTGAAGCAAGGATGCAAGAATTAATTAATCAAAACCAAGTAAACAATAACAACATGTTTAACTCAGGTATTAACAACGCAAAAAACCAACTATCAGAACTTGAAAGAGTTTTTGGTGTTGATATGCAATGAAAAAGATATTAAAACTAATTAAATTAATAATTAAAAGAAAGGACACTAGAGACCCTCATGAAGAACATTGGGGTATAGGATCATGATGAATACAATTAAAATTACTGACGAATTAAAAGCGAGAATACGTGACCATGAAGGTTGTGTTGACACTGTTTATTTAGACAGTTTAGGAAAAGCCACGATAGGAATCGGTCACCTTGTACAACCACATGAAAGACAAAGGTTTAAAGAAGGTGTGAAATTAGAGCACGATGAAATAGAAGATCTATTTCTAATAGATTTAAATAGAGCTTGTGCAGGAGCAGAGCAACTAATATCAGAAAATTACAAAGGAGATAAGAGATTGTCTCAAGCGATTGAACATGTTATTGTAGAGATGGTTTTTCAGTTAGGAAAGACAGGTGTCTCGAAGTTTAAGAAGATGTGGAAAGCATTATCAGATGGAGATAAAAAACAAGCATCACTGGAAATGCAGGACTCGAGATGGCATAGTCAAACGCCAGTGCGTTGTAAAGCTCTAGCTGAAATAGTAGCAAACGCATAAGGAGCAATACAATGGCAAACAGAAGAACTTTTAGAGGCACTCCCGGTAGAGGATACCAAGCAGGTAAGAAGAATCCTGGTGAGAAAAGTAAAATTACAAAAGACTCAGATATAGTGGGTAAGACTGCTAAGAGAAGAGAAGTCACAAGAGGCGAAAGAAACAAAGCCATAGCTGATTTTAAAAAGAGAAAAGAGGCAACGATGGCAAATCTTGCTTCTACAAAAAAATCTTCTTCCAAAGCAGGTATGAGTGGTAAAAAAGCAACTCCAAAGAAATCAACCGCTCAAGCAGGATCTAATATTAAAAAGAAAAATTTTAATGTAGGGGTATCTAAAGGTGGTGTTTCTTTTAATGAAGCATTTAGGCACTTTAGAAAAAAAGGTGCAAAAGAATTTACCTGGAACGGTAAGAGATATACAACTGAAGTTAAGTAATGAGTAGACCTTGCATTGAGTGTAATGCAACGGGTAAAATAGAAGATGAGCCTTGTCCATTTTGTCAAGGACAAGGTAATCTTCCTGTAATTACAGCGTCCTCCTAATAAAATTAGGGAACTGACCTTCTTCCTTATAGAATCTATAAGCTGCATACCAATCTTTTTTATATTCTGATTGGCAGAATTCTTTTATTGACTGATCCTTATCTTCTTCCTTGAAGAAGTTTAGGAAATGATTTTTTGCTCTGTTAGTTAAGTTAAACATTATTATCTCCTTGATTATTTCGAGAAGAATATAATGCTTATTTTTCTTTTTTACTTATGCTTTTTACAGTTTTCTGATGTGACTCTAGTGCATCCCATACTTCAACCTTTGACCAATGAGCCATAACGCACTTGGATATGTCCTCATGTAAGACCTTCAACCAACTGATATCCATTGGAATACTTCTACCTTTGTTATCAGTAATATGATCTACTTCTTCATTAGTTAAAGATAAATTTAATTTACCATTGTCATAAGATATTCTCATTTTGCTTCTCCCCAATTTTTTCCTATTTTAACTTCGCACTTTACAGGTACGTGTAGTTCAACAGCAGTCTCCATTATCTCTTTGATCTCTTTTACCTGGGTCTCATTGGCTATGGAGACGTTGAGTTCGTCATGTATTTGAATCATAGGAATAACCCCTACTTGTTTCCGCAGATTCACCATGGCGGTTTTGGTTTGATCTGCTGCTGAACCTTGTATTAATCTATTTAATGCCTTGTAAGTATGAGCTCTTTCAATCTCATTCCAAGACCATTCTTTTATGGCATTTTCCTCAGAGAAAACTTTTCTGTTATTAAAGTCTCTGCTTGTCCATAGATTAAAGCGACACTTTCTTCCCATTAAGGTTGTAATAAAACCTTGATTAGATGCATATCTAGTCGCTTTTGTTACGATATTTTTTAAAAAACTTACGTTTGCATTATATTTTTTCTTCAATGATTTGGCCTGTTCTTCAGTACACTCTAGATCTGCAGCTAGTTTTTTAATACCCATGCCATACATCAAAGATAATCCTATTGTTTTAGCTTCTTTTCTAGAAATACCTGCCATTTCTGCAGTTACTTGATGGAAGTCCTTTCCATCTTCAAAGAATTTAACCATGTCGTCAGCGCCCTCTAAACCCTGTTTTTTGGCATAATGTACTAGGAGTCTAGGCTCTTGTTGAGAATAGTCTAAAGAGGCCCATTTTTCTCCCTCTTCTGGTAAAAATAAAGATCGTATCTTAGAGGCTACCAAAGGATTACGAGAAGGAACCTGTTGTAAATTAGGATAGCTCATGGACAACCGACCACTGACCGTGCCCCTATTGTCCTCTTTCTTTAACTGATTAATATCTGCATGAATTCTACCATTAACTGCGAACTTAATATAAGAGTCAATAAAGGTGGTATAAGCTTTATTGTATTCCCTCGCTAAAGCTATATCTCT